ATTCTTTGTGCGGTTAGCGGATCTATTTTTTATAGATGTGCTCTCATCAACAATCACAATGTTTTCATCGTTTGCCTCTAAGAAAGTAAACGCTGCTTGAGCTCCACGTGGCGTGGACAGCGCCTCTGTGTTCATAACAAATATCTTTAGGCCATCAAACTTTTCGTACACAAGTGTTCTCATTTGTTTTTGAAACCACTGTGCGCTAGACGGCTGCCAGCGTACTATGTTTGTCTCTATTTTATCCGATAGGTGTGTCGGTATCTCGCCTTGCACCCAGTTATCATATACACCCTTGGGCGATATAATTAGCGCGGCGTTTAGTTTACCCTCTGTATACAAGGCCCCCATAGTATCTATGGCCACCTTCGATTTACCTGTACCCATCTCCATAAATAGTGCATAATACTTTGCGTCCCACGAATCACGAAGCGCTCTACTCTGGTGCTTAAATGGTTTTGTTTTAAATTTATATTTTTTCATTTTTACCTCTTGACTATAAGAATTTATACGCTTATATATGGAATTGTCAAGACCTGAAAAGGTTTTTAATCGCGAAAGAGAAAGGACGATATATGGACATAATGAAGAAACTGCAAGAGGACGCCAATCAAGGCTCCTTATTTTCCAAGCATACGTTAGATAATGAAGACCTATCCACGCTTACTGGATTTGCCGAAGCTATCATAAAACAAGATGCTTTTGTGAAAGAGCTCGAAGAACGGCTCAAAGAAGAAAAAAAGAAGCTGTTAAAAATGACAGACGAAGACTTACCTGCATTGATGACAGAAGCTAACTCTATGGAGTTTACTCTTCTTGACGGATCAAAAGTAACTATTAAACCGCAGTATGGCGCGTCTATTAAGGTAGACAATCGCCCAGCTGCTTATGAATGGCTTAGGGAGCATGGCTATGACGACATTATTAAAAACATCATATCTTGTCAGTTTGGACGCGGAGAAGATGATCAAGCGTCTTCGTTCAAGGCCTTTGCCGAAAAAGAAGGCTTTGTCGCGGATCAAACAGAAAAGATTGAACCGAGCACCTTACGATCCTTTGTTAAGGAACGTGTGGAGAACGGGGACGAGTTCCCCATGGACCTCTTTGGGGCGTATGTTGGTCAAAGAGCAATTATCACTAAAGCTAAAGGAGCTAAAAATGGCTGAAGCAAGCAAAGCCGTGGCTGAAAAGAAGGCCACAGAAGTTGCCGCATTTGATTTTGCACAACTTCAAAAAGATGCGGGAAAGGGAAACGAGAACGTCGGTAAAGATGATCTTGCCTTACCGTTTATAAAGATACTTTCTGGCGTAGATCCAATGATGGACAAGCTCGATGGTAAAAAGGGTGACATATATAATAGTGTCACAGAAGCGCTATACAGCGGTAAGGAAGGCATTGTAGTCGTTCCGGTAGCTTATCAGCGTGAATTTCTCCGTTGGGCCCCCAGAGGGCAAGGGAGCGGCGCTCCTACGGTCTATAAGACACAAGCGGAGTGTCCTGAGACAAAACGGTCCACAGAGGACAATAAAGACTACTGCACCGACGGTAGTGGAGACTATATTGAAGAAACGCATCAACATTTTGTCTTGGTCATTGGTGAGGACGGAAAAGGCGAAACAGCGTTGATACCCATGAAGTCCACGCAGCTTAAAAAATCACGCAAGTTTAACAGCATGATTATGGCGCAGTGTAATAAAGATGGGTTTGCACGTTTTGCGTACAAGTTTCGTCTTAAAACGTTAGCCGAGTCTAATGACAAAGGCTCATGGCACGGCTGGGAAATGCAGCTAGATGGTCCACTCCTTGATGCGGAAACGCAAAAGAAGGATCCAGCTCAATTTTCTAATAACTTAGCTATATATGAGCAGGCAAAATCATTCTCCGAGAGTGTCCAGTCGGGCAACGTTGAAGTTAAGCGTGAGAATGAAGATGTTAAGAGCGGCGAAAAAGATCAGATACCGTTCTAAAGAGGCGGCCGCGTAGGGGTGATGGTTTTCCGAACAGAGGATTTAAAGATATTAGTCCATCGCCCCACCTTATGGGAGAAAGTATGTCATCAATAGAAAAATTTGCCGCAATCTTCAACGGTCTGCAACTAGCCTACGGCACGTTCAAGATAGATAAAAAGCAACTAAACGGTAAGAACACGGGCCGTGCTGCAATAGTACGCGAACCACGGACCAAGGATCTGTGGGAAGGGCACTTGTCAGGTAAAGGTAGGGCTGTTGGTATCATACCTATCAATGAAGACAACCGATGTGTTTGGGGGTGTATTGATGTTGATCAGTACCCCCTAGACCACAAAACACTAATACATAAAATTAGAAAACTTAAACTGCCACTGGTTATATGTCGATCCAAATCAGGCGGGGCACACTGTTTTTTATTTACAACAGAGTGGATTGACGCCAAGGATATGCAGTTTACCTTACAACAGGTGTCCGCTGCACTAGGATATGGTGGCAGTGAGATCTTTCCAAAGCAGATAAAATTACATTTAGACCGCGATGATGTGGGCAACTTTCTTAACTTGCCTTACTACAATAGTGAAGACGGTCTGCGTTATGCTATCAAAGATGATGGCACCAGCGCCACCTTAGACGAGTTTATAGAACTCTATGAACAATATAAGCAAACCCCTGAGCAAGTAACCAAGCTACAGATAGGTGGCGATACGGAACAGCATCATCTTACAGATGGACCACCTTGCCTACAGATATTAGCAAAGAACAAAATATCAGAGGGCGGTCGTAACAATGGCCTATTTAACTTGGGCGTCTATCTACGCAAGGCCTACCCAGACAGCTGGGAGTCCGAGATATTGAAATACAATATGGAGTATTTAGAGCCGCCTCTGCCACTAAATGAGGTAAACATTGTAGCAAAGCAGCTTGAAAAGAAAGATTACGTGTACAAATGTAGCGACGCGCCCATCAACGCGCATTGCAATAAAACACTATGCCTTACACGTAAACACGGTGTAGGAGCAGCCGTACAGGGCGCTGTAATTGCAAACTTACGTAAATATAACTCTACACCGCCTGTGTGGTTTGTTGATGTAAACGGTGAGCCGCTGGAGATGGACACCGATGCGCTACTTAATCAATCTACCTTTCAACGCTCTTGCATGGAGCAACTAAACTTCATGCCACGTTCTGTATCAAAGATCCTATGGGAAAACCGTATAGGGGGCTTGATGCAAGAGATGAAAGACAATGAAAGCGCTATTATAGAGGTAGCACAGGACGCCAGTATTACAGGCCAGTTTTATGATTACCTTGAGGAGTTCTGCCGCCATATGCAACAGGCACAGGATAAAGAGGAGATATTACTCAAGCGTCCATGGACCGATGAAGAACAACAAAAAACATACTTTCGACTAAAAGACTTTGATGCGTTTCTAAAACGCAACAAGTTTTTTGAGTATAAGAGCCACAAGATAGCGCAGCGTCTGCGCGATATGGGTGGGGAAAGTGTAGTTCTAGCTATCAAAAGACGGCCTATCCGCGTATGGCAGATACCGTCCTTTGATGCTGTAAACGTGGAGCTCAACGCTCCTGATTTTGGTGCTCAAGAAAACAAAGAGGTGTTTTAATGTTAAAAGCAGACGGATTTGATGAAGCGTTTCTCGGTGTGGCGCAACGTTGTGGTCAGGAAGATATTATAGCGTATGATAAAGATGAGTGTATTGCTATACTGTGTAGGCGTGACGGAATGACGTATGAGGAAGCGTTAGAGTTTTTTAATTTTAATGTTATCGGATCATGGGTAGGAGAAAAGACGCCTATCTTTATTAAGAGATACGGTAACATGAAAGAGTTTGAAGACTATTTTATACACGACATATCAGGGTAAGCACATGGATTTAAAGTTTTTAGAGCGCAACAAGGAGATGTACAACCTTAGAAAACATAGAGGCATGACTCTTACCGCTATCGGAAAGAAGTACGGGCTGTCACGCGAACGTGTCCGTGTCATAGTAAATAAAATAGACGAGTTAAATGCAAACAAAGATATTCAGAATATACGGGCCACCGGGTACAGGGAAGACAACAGCACTACTGAATAAAGTCGATGAAGCGTTAGCGCAAGGTATACCCCCCTCTAAGATAGGATACTTTGCTTTTACACGCCAAGCGGCTTATGAAGCGGTAGATCGTGCGTGTCAGCGATTTGGTTTTAACGAAAGCCAGCTACCATGGTTTCGTACCTTACACAGTTTTGCCCTACGGCTGTCGGGTATTCGTGCCGAACAAATCATGCAACCTGAGCACTATCGTGATTTGTCTAACGCTATAGGTATTACTATTAGTGTGGAGAAAGTGAACGAAGATGAAAGCATATTGGATAAGTCAAACAATAGTGACCCCTACCTAAACATCATAAACTTAGCACGGCTACGTAAGGTATCTCTAAAAGAACAATACAATAAATCAGATAGTACGGTGGATTGGGTAACACTATCCTATGTAGCGCGGTCCTTACAAAGTTATAAGAACCGTCTGCGTCTGTATGATTTTACCGATATGCTGGAGATGTTTGTAAACGAGAGCTCACGTTTCTGTCCTAACCTTAGCGTTAGCTTTATTGATGAGGCACAAGATCTATCGCCGCTACAATGGGATGTAGCTCATGTCATAGAGAAATATTCTGAAAAGATCTACTGTGCTGGCGACGATGACCAAGCTATATACAAGTGGGCTGGAGCTGATGTAGAACACTTCATCGGTCTTGATGGTGGGTACGAGGTGCTTGAGCAGTCCTACCGCGTACCACAAAACATACACCCCATAGCGTCACGCATATCAAAGCGAATACACAAGCGCGTACCTAAAACATATCTACCGCGTCCTGATGAGGGCACGTTCAAGCGTGTGTATGACATAAATGACCTAGACTTTTCTGAGGGCACATGGCTGGTGCTGGCGCAAGCGGGATACTTCTTGTCGGATATGGTAGAAACATTACGTGGTCGGGGCCATCTGTTTGCGTACCACGGCCATCGGTCCATCTCACAAAAAATAAGTGAGGCGGTCAACGGCTGGGAACAAATGCGTAAAGGCCGTGCGATAGCCACGCCCATAGCGCGTGTCGTATATGCGTATATGTCTGTGGGAAACCGTGTAAAGCGTGGGTTTAAAAAGCTACCACATCTAGCGGACGATGAAACAGTAGGTCTTGAGGAGCTCCAGCAGCATCATGGTCTACTGGCCACAAAGGACATGATATGGCACGAAGCCATGGATAAAATGCCCGACAGCGAGCGTGCGTATATTACAGCGCTGTTGCGACGCGGTGAGAAGTTCAACAGCACGCCCCGTATACAACTATCCACGATCCACGGATCAAAAGGTGGCGAGGCCGAAAACGTTGTGCTATTCACCGATATATCTCCTGCCGCCTCAAAAGCAGCAGAGAGTGACCCTGACGAACTGCACCGTGTATTCTACGTTGGTGTAACACGAACTAAAAAAAACTTATATTTAATCGAGCCAGAAGACGCATTGAGGAGTTACATAATATGAACAGGAAGAAAATACTTGAGAAAGCTGAGAAGATGATTAACGGCCCACGGGCCAAAGCTTACGGTGATGCCCACGAGAACCACAAACGCATAGCAAAGATGTGGTCAGTTATACTAGAGAAAGAGGTAACTGTATCGCAAGTCTATCAATGTATGATAGCGGTCAAGCTATCACGCCTTATAGAAACACCAGACCATGAGGACAGCTGGCTCGATGTCTGTGGCTACGGCGCCCTTGGGGGAGAAAAATAATGGCGTTGCAGTTGGCGTTTGACACGCCAAAGTCTGAGTGGCTTCCGCCTAGTGAGCTGCCAAACATATTTGACGCCAAGCAAATAGCTATAGATGTCGAAACACGCGATCCAAACATAAAGACCATGGGAGCTGGTTGGGCAACTGGCGATGGAGAGGTCGTTGGCTATGCCGTAGCTGTGAGTGATTGGTCAGGATATATACCAATCCGTCACAAGTATGGCGGCAATCTTGACGAGCGTGTGGTAAACAAGTGGCTAAAGAAAGTGTTTGAGTGCCCAGCAGACAAAATCATGCACAATGCCCAGTACGATGCTGGCTGGATACGTCGCATGGGTTTCACGATCAACGGACGCATCATAGATACTATGCTCATAGCCTCGCTCTTGGACGAGAACCGCTTTAGCTACAGTCTAAACGCGCTGGCCTACGATCATTTAGGTAAAGTCAAGTCTGAGAAGAACCTGATAGAAGCGGCACGTGGTTTTGGTCTGGACCCAAAAGCAGAGCTCTGGAAGATGCCAGCCATGTATGTCGGGCCCTACGCTGAGGGTGACGCCGAGCTCACACTCGAACTCTGGAACTATTTATCTGGTCAGCTGGGTAAAGAAGATCTGTGGCCCATCGCTAATCTTGAGCTCGCGCTCCTACCTTGCCTGATAGATATGACATGGCGCGGTGTCCGTGTGGATCAAGATAAGGTTGAGCGGACACGTAATTCGCTCCTGAAGCGCGAAAAAGAGGTGCTGGGGGACATTAAGAAACTTGTGGGCCATGACATAGAAATATGGGCTGCTGCCTCCATAGCGAAGTCCTTTGAGGCTCTGAGCATAGATTACCCACGCACAGAGAAAGGGGCGCCATCATTCACGAAACAATTTTTGAGCGATCACAGCCACAAACTTCCGCAGTTAATTGTGCAAGCGCGTAACCTAAATAAAACGTCGGGCACCTTTATTAATACTATTATGAAGCATTGTCACTCTGACGGACGCATACATAGCCATATAAATCAAATACGCTCCGATGACGGCGGTACCGTGTCAGGGCGTATATCTATGAATAACCCAAACTTACAGCAGATTCCAGCACGGGATCCTGAGCTTGGTCCTATGATACGTAGCTTATTTCTGCCTGAAGAGGGCGAACAATGGGCTGCGATTGACTTCTCGCAACAGGAACCACGGATCTTGGTCCATTATGCGTACGTGTATGGCAAAAGCAAAGGGCTCACGCTGGACGGTGTAGAGGAGTTTGTCCACGGCTATCGGAACAATCCCGACATGGACTTCCATACAATGGTTGCCGAAATGGCACAGATACCCCGTAAGCAAGCAAAGACAATAAACTTGGGCCTGATGTACGGCATGGGGGTTGGCAAGATGTCTGACCAACTGGATATCTCGCTAGATGAGGCCAAAGAGCTCGTGCGTCAGTACCATAAACGTGTGCCTTTCGTTAAGATGCTAATGACAGGGGTACAGAATAGACTGAACGACAAGAGCAGCAGCGGCTCTATACGCTCGTTGCTGGGCCGTAAGTGTCGTTTTGATCTGTGGGAGCCCGATACATTCGAGATGAACAAAGCGCTCCCGTACCGCGAAGCGGTGCAAGAGTATGGCGATACCACACGCCTGAAGCGTGCGTATACCTACAAGGCCCTGAATAGATTAATTCAGGCCTCAGCAGCAGACATGACCAAAAAAGCCATGATTAATATATATAACACAGGCCGTATACCGCTCATACAAATACATGACGAGATAGCAATGTCCGTAAAAGACTTAAAAGATGCAGAAACTGTTTCGCAGATGATGGAAACTGCGGTAGAATTAGAAATACCGAGTAAGTGTGACATTGAAGTTGGCCCCGACTGGGGAACGGCTAAATGATATACTGCTAACACTTTTTCGGTTCTTTCCTTCAATACTCAAGCCCCGCGTTGCGGGGCTTTTTTTTCTTGATTTCTTACATATAATCTTATATAGTCGCGTAAGATAACATATGAGGACCCCTTATGGACACAGAAAAATGGAAATCGGTGCTCGTTCCTAAAGAAGTTTACGAGGACATCAAGCGAACAAGCGTGGACCACGGACGAACAATCAGCGGCCAGCTAAAAATAGTATGGCAAATATACAATAAGCTGAAGGAGAAGCTCGATCCCAAGCCTTGACGTAAAAAAATTTGGCTATAATATGGGATAAGTTATATATATTAACATAGAAGAGGAGCTAGACTATGACACCTAAAGTGCTATACTATGTATTATTTTTAATAACTTTACCTGATGTGGAAGCAAAGGAACATTTAGTGCATCGTATCGTTTTTGAAAAAGAAGAAAATTGCCTGTATCACGCGAAAATGTTTAATCAACACAAAGATCCGTGGGTGCAGAAGCCTAATTGTGTGACCGTCGAAAGCTATTACAGCTACCCCGAAGTGCGCATACCCTTACGAAAGCCCGAGTTTATGAAATGAAACTAGAATATTTAGCAAACATTAATAATTTTCTTAAAAAAACCACCACGGACCACCAGATACGTCACTTTAGCAAAGAAGTTATGGATACTTTTAAACGCATGATGCGCCGCAAAAAAATAACAAAAGACGATTATTCTAAGATTTTTGACGATGAAGAAACGATCAAACGTATTCGGGCCGATATAAAAAAAGGATTTATCACGCCTGACGGGTTTAATAATAAAAAATCAAAAAAAAGCTTGTAAAGTCTTATATACTCGCGTATAACTGGATACTGAGGGAAGTCATAGGCCCTCTCCCGTAGTTATGTTGGAAGCCCCTCAGTTTTCTGGGGGGCTTTTTTCGTGTTGACTTCTGTTTTACTATGTGATTGTATGGGATAAAAACAACAGCTATGGAGAAACATATGAATAAAGTATGGATATTTAAATTTAGAGAAAGCGGCGACGAAGATGATGTGGTCGTGTTTGACTCTAAGCCGTCCCGAGAACAAATGGATCAGGTGCTGTTAGAGTATCTCGATCAGTTGTTCATAGATAACAACACCGCACCCGCTGAAGAACGGGCTAAGAGAGAAGATCCAAACAAATTTCTCTATGATCTGTATTACGAGGATCTGTGGGAAAGAGAGGTGCTTAGTGGTTCCGACGATAAAAAATTACCGCAATGGCTACAATGGAAACTAGCCGAGCTGTACGAGATGGCAAAGAAGATTGATCCCGATACAGCGTCCGCTATAAGCATGGCCGAAGATACCTTGAGGAGAAGCAAATGACAGTACGGGTACATCTACAAAGCGAAACGGGCTCTTGGTCCGAAGAAATCGCAACATTCACGTGCGAGGAGTATTACGCGGTCTGCATACCAGCTCTCGAAACATGGGCCAAGAAGAAGGACAATATAATTACCGAGAGTTTGGAAGAACCACCAAGCGAGCTCCGTATCGCTAAGAAAGTTTTACTGAGCCTGATATCGGACTCTTACGACACGCTCCGTAATTGTCCCGAGGCCCGACAAGATCCGTCTAACATACACGCCACAGTAAAAGAACTAAAAGGCGCGATTGACGAAATCGATAGACATATTAGTATGGAAGACGATGGAGCAGATACTTAGATATATAATAGAGTATGGGGAGCGCGGACTGCTCCCCGACGACGATGAAACAAAAAAAATAATAAAAATAGCTAAGTATATACAATACACAAATATAGTGTACATCGCGCAAGACTTTGAAAACTTAGCAGACATGATTTTAAATGAGGATAGAGATGGATATAAAAAACATTGACCCAAAAGTTGTGGGCAACCATACACAGGCCATGAAACACATGGGAAAGCTTAGTCTTAAAATAGAGATAATAACCGAATACGTGGAGCAGCAAATATTAAGTTATAAACAGATCAATATTAATAGTCCGCAGATCTCACCTGAAGAGGCGTCACACAATGTAGGCGCTGTTGATGCGCTCGAAAAAGTTTTAGAAATGCTGAGGAAACAACCATGAAGATAACACCACTAACCACAAAAGAAATACGACGGCTCACGGAACAAGAAGTAAAAATGCGTATTAATGTTAATATGCTGGTGCAGCAGATTTGCAGACTGCGTAACGAAAATTCAGAGGCAAAAACATTTAAGCTGGAGAATGACGAGCTCTTTTACGAGCTGGAGTGTAGAAAGAAAGATGAGATCATGGCGCAGCAACGTTTTGAAAAAGAGCTGCCAAAGTTTACATCTACCTTTTATAAGAAAAAATTAAAAGAATGTAGCGACGCCACACAAGTAAAAGAACTGCTGCACCAAATGTCCGTTGGATAAGTTTGTTATTAAAGAAATAAAAGGCTTCGACAATAAACGCCTGTATTATATCGAGGCGGCTGGACATCGGATCACGAATAACGTGACAAATCGCAAAGAGGCTGAACAGATGCTCACGAAACAAAAAGAGTATAATGATGGTCGTTTTCGGAACTCTTGGCACTTGTTGTAGTTATTTCCCTATATATATAGAGCTGAAAATATTTTTTTTAATTTTTATTTTGAAAAGGTGTAATCGGTGTAATTATGTAATTATTGCTTAAAACCCTTATATAATAAGGACTTAATGATTACATATTTGTTTACACTTTAATTTTAAAAATGTAATCATTCCGTTATTTAACAAATGTTCCTTAATGGGGGGGTAAATGGTTTTTTATTTTTTTTATTTTGTGTCTATAGTATATAGAGAAATAACGAACTAGACCTTTTTAACTGGATTAACACATGGCAAGACGCAGACCCACTAAATCAGGAATACAATACGAAACACGCGGTAGAAGACCAGCGGACATACATAGCCCACTAACACGAAAGCAAGAGTTGTTTGTGAAAGAGCTGGTAAGTAAAGACGGGCAGATAACATTTCGAGAAGCGGCTATCAATGCTGGCTATTCGGTTGGTTCCGCACATACTAGAGCATATGAGCTTACTAACCCCAGAATATCACCACACGTATGTCACGCTATAAAAGAATATAGGCGCGAGCTTGATGAAAAGTTTGGAATTACATTTCACAGGCATATCCGTGATTTGCAAACTATCCGTGATCTGGCGCTTCAGAACGGTGCGTACTCTGCCGCCGTTATGGCTGAGAAAGCCAGAGGTATGGCGCAAGGGGATATCTACGTAAATAAATCAGAAATACGACACGGGAGCATAGACAGTATGTCTAAAGAAGAAGTTATGAAAGCATTAGAGGAG